GGCAAGCGATACGGATCAAGCTCATCCCAATCTACTTTGCAGACCCGAAGACCCGGAGAGTTTCGATCAGGCATCAACTCTGCCAAAGGAAACTTGCGAGAACAACGATCACAAATGCCAATCGCTGCGTAAGTTAATCCACGAGTATCTAGGTACAAACCCATGATTACCTCGTATACATGCTAAGGTTCGGAGTCCAATAAATTGGCGAGTTATCTCGCTCCTCGTTCTCCGCCTGAGCCAGTGCCTTTTCAGCTTTGGCTTCCAAGATCGGCATCAAGTTGGCATCCACTTCCGGAGTCTCCTCCGCAAGCTTAGAAGCCAGCATAGCGACAATCGCATCGAACCAACGCTGCGGAACATCCAGCTCCTGAGTCATAGTGCCAACGTCCTGAATGTAGCGGTGACGCCACAACACGATCTGCTGAGTTTCTGCCTGAGCATTCGGCACCGGCCAGAGACGCATCACTGGTTGATCACGCTGACGATCAAACCAAAACTGCAAAGGACGGCCAAGGAAAGACTTGTTGGGCAGCGCCGTATAGTCATCACGATTCAATCGTGCAATAGGAATCTCGTTGGGCGTGTTCCCAAAGTAAATCTCCGAGGCCGATAGGGTTCCGCTCGTTACGCGAACACGGAAATAATCTGCGGTCACTGGAACTTCGGTATCAACCCAAAGCCATTCACCCGCTACTTGAGTAGGATCAGTCGTGTCTTCTTGCGTTGCAACTGCTGTCCAAGCAATACCGTCATTAGACTGCTCAATAACAAACGGCTCCGATACGGCAGACCATTTGATGCCTACCGTCGTAACCGTCAGGCCATCTACGCTGTAATTCTGATACGTCGTTGATGTCGTAGCCGTTGTACCCGTCGCCTCTTGGAGCGTGCGCAAGTTCGTATTAAGAACATCCACCGTTCCCAACGGCAGAACAACAGCACCGTTACCCTCATACAGCGGCATAATCAACCGCTCAATACACCAGAGCTGAACGCCACGGTTAGCCAGATTAGACAGAATCAGATAAAGCTGGTCATTCGCAACGTCGATCATCTCAGAGGTGATCTGCTGCGCACCCAAGCGACAACGCCTAAAGGCATGGTCAATGACCTGCCTAGTCGTGAACTGAGTTGTCGAAACTGTACCGGAAGTCGCCATCAGGGTCCCTCTTGCGCCATGGTCTACTGCACTGAGCAGACCCCTCTGACTACACGGAAGTTATTTTAGCACTTACCGCCGCCGTACATTGGCTTACGTCCGTATGAAGGAACGCCGCCCTTGTTGAGCTTGGTCATCTTCTTACCGGGATGCATCGCTTTCTCATGCTTGTGGACAGCCTTCTTCACCACGGCCTTGTCCATCTTCACATCAGAATGCTTGGCCTTTCCGCCTTTGGCGTACTTGAGCATCTTGCCCTCACGGACCATGCTCTCGTCTTCCATATCCAAACTCAGGCCCGGAGCATACTTCTCAGCGTGACGCGCCTTATCCAAAGCACGACGTTCCATGGCACGCTCTTTCGCCATACGACGACCCTTAGCAGCGGTATAGCGAGTCTTCGGACCCTTGGACTCGTAAGGCACGAACTTTTTCATAACATCGTCGTAATCTCTGTCAACAGCGCCACCCGCGGCCTTCTTCGCAGCACGAGCTTCCGACAGCGCAATCGCCATCGCTTGCTTCGGGTTCTTTACAACAGGACCCTTCTTGGAACCTGAGTGCAGCTTGCCCTCTTTGTACTCGCGCATCACTTTGGCGATCTTCTCGCCTTTTACCTTACCGCCCTTGGCGTAGCCTTCGTACTCGCCCTTGAATCGCTTTGACGGAGCCAAGTCCATTCCGCGACCCGGCGGCTTCTTGGCCGGAAGACGATCCATTTCGTAACCCGGAACGTATCCGCCCTCGGCGTAACCCTGTCCCTTGCCAACTTTAGGCTTGGATTCCATCTTCGGAGCGCCACGCGCAGGTGCATTTGGTTTAGCGCGAGCAGGAACATCTTTATAAGACTCTTTGGCTTTAGCAGGAACTTTTGTAACTTTTCCGCCTTTGCCATACATCGGCTCTTCCGGAACCGGCTTCAACGGCATCGGACGGCGAACACCTCGCGGCATCCCACGCTCAGAAGCCATCGCGGCTTTGGGCATTTTGTTTGATCCGTGGAAACCACGGTCAGATGGAAACATAAAATCTTTAACGTACTTAGCAGCCATCGTGGTTTCCTCTTAACAATCCCATTTACGGAGAGACAACGCTTTGCGCGTCGGCCTGCCCTTGTCATCTTTCATTGGACCCGGCATTCCGGACATCCTTGCACAGAACGATTTGCGTCGTGCCGCTGCCTTGGGAGATTTCTTAGCCTGCCCAGCACTAACAGGCGGCTTCAAGTTCATCCCTTCACGCTTCGCACTGCGCCGACCGGCTTCGTTCAAGCCGCCTTCTGGATTCTTCCCAGCCTTGCGTTGCCAAGCACCGGTCTTAAACGCACCGCCGCCCTTAGCAAAGTTCTCAAAATCTTCCCAGTCGTCCCAATTACCGCGAATCTTCACAGACCCACCCTCTTGGCAGAGATGCGAACAGACGGAGTAGAGGGAATCGCAGGCGGTCCCACCACCGCAGCGTCGTAATTTGCAATAACCAACGAACTCTCAAAGTTGGCTACGCATTGAATGTAGCTGCTAATGGAGAAGCTTTCGATGCCAGAGATAGACAGTAATGCCGCACCACCGTCGCCTGCTTTTGGAACAGTAATCTTTGAAGCGGAACCTACAATGTCATTACCGTCTTTGCGAAACCAAATCGTTACGTCGTGATCGTTAGTATCGCTATTTAAAAACTGAATGGCTGTGTTGATCTCGTAGATACCCGCTGCTGCAAAGGTAATGTTGGTACTGCTAACCAGCGACACCCCAGCATTAAAATCTGCTGAAGCATCCAGACTCAAAACTGAGTTGACGTTGGCACTGTATTGTTGATCGCGATTTGACGAGAAGAATCCATACACCTTGCCAGTAATAGCCGTGTAAGGAATCGCTCCCGTCGTAACCGTAATCGAACTGAACGAACCCGTCGCGTTGCTGACAGCCAGTGACTGTCCCACAAACGTCTGGATCTGAGTAGCTGATGCCTTGACTGACGAGGAAGACTGAACGCATTCAAACAGCTCAGTCCCGCCAAGCGCAGTCGCTGCCGTAAGATCGGTGATCTTGATGTTAGCCATTTATCAGGCCGTCGATTGCTGAACGATTGTGAAGCGAACCGAGCCGTTGCCCGAATTAATCTTCAAGCGCACCGCTCGCATCAACGTGGTCGTAAATTGCGTTTCATCGCCGCTCGCTGCTGTCAGGCTCGCATTTGGGTGCGGAACCGCTAACTGCTGGATGCTAAGATCAAACGGATCTTCGTTCGTGTACTCAACCGAGTAGTTGACCGTACCGCTGGTCTTACCAGAGATGTTGGTCACTTGGTTCGGCGTGTAGATGTCGAGCGGAATCCACGACGTATACCCAGACACACCGTTGCCGATGCTGATGGTAGATGCCGCTGTTGCGCTTGACGTAATGCCGGTCACCGTCGCAAACGACAGCGAACCCGTCACCGTACCCGAAGCCGTCAGAGCCAGTGTCTCAACCTGAGACTGCCCCGCAGGACCCGTACCGGTCACCACAAAGTTGATGGTAGAAGAGGCTGCATTAGTTGCTGTCAAGACAGCCGGTACCGTCAACACGGCTACGCCGTTCGATACCAACACTCCATCCAACGTAATCGCGCCAGATACGCTCAGCGACTGGGCTGAAACGATACTGTCCGCATCTGCCGCCGGTTGTGATCTTGTAAAACTAATAGGACGCATGGTTGCTTTCCCTCACAATCACATTGAGAAAAGGGGGCCGAAGCCCCCTCGTCATTACGGCGTCAGGCTGGCGTACAGACCGATGTAAAACGTCGCGCTACCCACGAGAACCGGAATTCGGCCCACTTGAGTCGAAACAGTTCCAGACGGAGAAGCCGTCAGCACGCGGGCAAACGACAGGTTCGTGATTGTGCCCGTCGTCGCAACCAAATTCGTGATCGTTGCCGAGTTGGAAAGGATGGTGCCAGAGAACCCATTCAGCGAGTTAACCGGCCCAGAAAATGTCGTCGATCCCATTGAAATATCCTCATGCACAAGTCGCTCATCTGTCTGTGCATCGTCCGCTAGGCCGGTCAGATGAGCTGGTTACACCTAGAACTAAACACCCTTTGCAGCCTTGGGTTTCCGGTTTGCCAGCATCTTTGCTCTGAACTCGGGGTCGGCCCAACGCTGCTTCAACAATTCTGCCTTCGCTGCGCGAACCTCTGGCGTGTTGTACGCCTTCGAATACTCCCCTGCTTTCTTACGAGCTTCTTCACTCTCGTAATACTGCCTTGACTTTCTAGAAGCCTCGGCCTTTCGCTCCGGAGTCGATTTCGCGGTCTTAATCGCTAATCTAATCTTATCGCCATGCTCTGTCCACACCTTTTTCGAGGCTTTGCTCTTACGGACTTTCTCCTCAGGTCGTGCGTGCGCTTCTGCTCGTGACGTTGCCTGCTTAGTCCGGTACTCCTCGGACTCCCAGTTGGTGCGCATGGCTACGCTGATCTTGTTGCGAACTTGCTCGGTGCGGCTCTTCAGGATGGCTTCGCGGAGACGAGCGCGGTAGGCGGGGTCTTGTTCATAGACTCTTCTGGCATTAAGAGTTTTTTCTCTGTACTCAGTAGATGTCCAGTTTTCTGAGGCTAGCTTTGACATTAAAGCTTTCCATTCTGGAGTAGAGCATTGCTCGCGCTTTTTACGTAGCCTTTCTTCGCTGTACTTTAGGCCAGCAGTGCCTTGGCCACCTTCGGTTAAATTGCAAAGAGACCCAGTACGCAAATCTCGCCGCCCGTATTGGGCAATTAAGTCGCGCTCCATAGCGAACGCATCTTCTTCGTCCTCCATGTACGCGGCAATAGTGATCTGCGGAACAAGACCGGCCACCCGGATTTTATCCAGCACGCTCTGCAAAAAAGGATTAACGCACCGACGTTCCCAGTGATAACTGGCGCGGTCTAAATCTACGGTGCCTTTGCCGACGTAGATGGGCTGAAGCCCTTTCCCCGGACGGGGATCAAGATAAACATACACATAAAACTTGCCCGGCTGCTGCATAATGATTACCTGTTTCAAAGTAGGCAACCATCATACAGAGCCGGGCAAGGATTTGTCTAGAGAAAAAATCCCTTACAAATCAAGGACTTAAACGCCAGCCGTGCCGTACACAGTGCGCGGGTCCGTGAACCCAACTGCGTAACGCTCTGTCGATTTAAAGCGAGTTGAATCAGTCTCGAAGTCGCCTTCCATAGACTTCTCAAGACCGCGACGCATCATCAACTTCAAGCCTTCCGGAGCATCCGTCTTCACCCACCAGGCAGTGGTTGAAGTCAAACGCGACAGGTTAGCCTGACCGCCAGCGAGGAGGCCCATCGACTTCACCGGGTTGATGTCGTTGTCAGCCGTGCCGGTACGGAGAACGCTCTTGAGGAGCACTTCCGCTTGGAACACGTTCGACGGCGACACAACGAGCTTCTCCGGGTTCAAACGGATGCGCTTGCCGTTGTTGTCAACAGCGTTGCGGATCTGAATGAGGATCTGCTCAAGTGAAGTCTGCGACAGGTTTGCCGGAGTCGTCAGCTGGTTGCTGAACGTACCCTGAGCAATCGGGTGAGCCGTATTCACCAGCGTCACGCCGTCGCCACCGTTGAAGCCGGGCGTGAAAGCGCGGTTCAACACGTTAGCGCAGAGGGTTTCCTTCGTTTCGATCAGCGACTGCGCCAAGTGCTTGGCATAGGTCTGGCCGATACGGATGTGGTCACCATCTTCCACGAGCACCTTCGTGAGCGCGAACGCAAGGCCGTAGACCTTGTAGACGTAACGCTGCAAGAAGAGCACGCCGCCAGCGTCATACGT